TGAATCAGGGTGTGCCAGTACAACATCAGTTTGCCCGCGTGTTCAGCCGTAATGGCACTGAGACCAGCGATGCTCACATGGAGCACGTTTATAGTGGTCGATATGTGCTGCGCGCTGCTGAGGGATGCAAGAACGCGGTTGTGGACGCACGCGCCCGCGTATCTTATTATTATGCCTTCGGAGTGCGCCCCGATGAGCAACTGAGTGCGGAATCCATGCTTGANAGTATGGACTTTACGCGTTTTGATGGTGGTGAAGAAATCGAGAGAGAAGACCTCCNCATTGATGGTCCGAGAACATTGGGAGCCTAGGCCTAATGTTATTGGACCAAGATAACATCAAAATGACACGCAAGAACAAAACTAAAACTATTATGCCCAACGTAACCGGCCGAAAGAAAACCCGACAGAGCAATGGCTATGTGGTGAGAGTACCACGTGGTCTACCAAGCCGCTACCCAAACTCAATTGGTGATGATGCTACGGTGAATTTCAAGTTTACCAGCATCGTCACAATCGCCGCTTCCTCATTTGACACCTACGGGAACATTGTGTTAGGAACCGGCACCGACACACCAGGGATTAGCTATCTGAGTGGCAAGAGCTTGTTGTTCTTCGCCAACCAGCAATGTTATTCACGATTCATGATCAGTGACCTGAATGTTGAGGTGCGTGCAACCGGTGTTGGTGGTAATGCCAACACTTTCGTTGCGTGCAGTTACATTCCATCAACCACTGATGTTGACCTGGTGCCGACAAGCTTGAGTGAGGTGTCACAAGCGGCGCATTACGCAGAATCTTCCCTGGGAACGGTTGGACGTTTGCGCGTACGACCATGCGACTACTTTAATGATTGGAAGGTATGTGAAAATGCGGATGCTTCTGCCAGGCAGGTTGGCTTGATTCAGGTCTACGGGTCTGGCTCAGTAACCAGCACTGGTCAATCGGCGGGCGTCATCACTGTGAGCGGCACAATCCATTTCTGTGGGCTGCGTCGCTGATAGGTGTGGCACCCCTTTGTAGTGGTGTAACATGGGTTAAATAGTAATAGTCCGTTCACTCAGTGTGGACACAGTGATACGTGTGAGGAATAGGAGGTGTGTACGATGAGCCAGGTTTCTGGTGTGTGCACGTGCCGTGGGTCGATTGTTGCCCCCACGAATGGTACACGTGTGCATGTATGGCAACAGCACTACTCCGCAACACTCTAACGTCACGGTGACACAGCTAACTGTAACCACCAATTAACCCCAGTCCGATGGGGAACAACGTCGCGAAAGCAGCCCATTCATGGGCAGGAACACACGCCAAATTCTGGAATTCCAGGTGGGGGGCGAGGACGACAACACACA